TCTGCAATATATGTATCAGTTGCTGTGGCCCGCAGTTGACCCACAATGGTTTCTGGTCCCATGTTAAGGGCACGAATAGCCGACGGATACAGACTTTTGATGTCAATTGATCCAATGTCTTGATGCAGACCCTTCTTGGGATATGCAACATAAGCACCAGCTGCTTGTGTGTTTTCGCTGTTGCCAAATGCATGTCGATTCGGAACAACCATGCCACGAGCATGTGCTTCATTAATAATGGCCTGTTCAGTTACAGCAACCGCACCCATAACAGTTGGCAGCAGCACTGTGTTTTCGTGTGCAATTGTGTTGGCCAGATCCAGGAACTTTAGTTTCTTATCAATCTTGTTCAACAAGATAACGTCTTGTCTGTTGTACTCAATAAACAGTCGGAAGTTTTGGTTGTACAATTGATCCAAGGTGCCTTCATACACTGTCTTGCTGCCCAGTTCTTCGTACTCACCAATGGCATCCAAGCTGTAGCTGTGTCGTTCTTCGTATGTGTACTTGCGATACAGTTGCATGTAGTCCAGATGCACACGACCCGATATGTCAAAGGTCAGACTTTCTTTGCCGTAGCGTTCAAAGGTACGTGGCTTGGGCAGCTGACCCCATAGACAAAAGCGGCGTGTGTCGTCCTTGCTTAGTATGCGTGTGACACGGTTGACAGTGTATGGAATATCATAGCCTTCGCTGTTCCAACCACTCAGCACATCTGCATCGTCGATTAAGTTCAAGAAGGTATCTAGGAGATCTGCTTCTCGCTCAAATATAAATGTGTTGTCGAACTCAGATGCAATCTCTCGGGCAGTTTCCATACTGATGCTGTTGGGCGGGATAGCCAAGGTGATCAGTTGGTCCAACCAGTCTAAATAGATTGTGATTGCAGTAATGGGATTGAATGCTTCTTCTGTGCTGGAGAAACCACGCTCTTGGTCAAAGTCAGTTTCGATGTCGAAGAAAGCTGTGTGCAGCTTGGGGCCTTCTGCACCAAGAAAGTTTTCTGCCAGGCAACGGAACACAGGATTGATATCAGCTTCGAATGTGGTCTTGCCTGAATACATTCTGAGTTCTTTACGAAACTCCTTGTTGTTGCGGCAGCTGAACCGTCCAACAGGGTCGTCGAATATGCTACGGAACTTGCCTCTAGGATCTTCATAATAGAAGATATAATTTGCTGGATACTCTTGATATTTACGAACGCCGTTGATGCGTTCTACTACGTGAATTCGATCTCGGTCGCGATCGAAATGTGCGTCTACATAACTCAAATTACTTCTCCTTGGTGACTTATGGCTCACCGTACCGTGTACTTGCCCGTGGAGTGGGCGATTCTGGTTGCTATGTATTAATTATCATTCTTGCCAGACCGATGCAGTCAATTATGATCAAACACATATAATTGGCCAATAGTCCAAAACTACCTCTTGTCCAGCAGGTCCAGGCCGCTGCACAACATCCACTAATGAATATTGTATACAGGGGGATCACAGGAATGGTAGGTACTGTGGCAGCAAAAATGATAGCACTGACAAGGCTGCAGGCCCAGGAAAATACTTCTGCATAAAATCTCAAAGGCCATTCGGCATGGTCCCGCTTGATGTATTCCCAAGAACCTGCAAGTACTTTGATCACAGCGTTTTGCCAACCGTGGTCAAGATTGTTTCCAGCAGTTCGTGATCACTTTGTTCCTTACCAAATTCTGCTTTATGGGCAAGACGAATGGCCTTCTTCAAGATGTTTGGTTTGATTTCCATTTCTTCAGCAATGGCTTTAACAGTATCACTAAGCCCGGCATTGAGTGTTTCGACTTCATGCATGACCTGCATGCCTTCATTTATGATTTGTGTTAGTTTGGCTTTTTGTTCTGTGGAAAATGTGCGATCTGACATTGTACAACTCCTTGATATAGTAGTAACATTATACAGGAGATTAAACAAAATGCAATAGTTATTTGGATAAATCCTCCTGTTTATAACAATTCAGTAGCGAATTAAATTGTTATGGGTTGGAGGCACCCAGACGCCTTAGACACAGATAACTGTGCGGTCCTAAGGGTTTTCTTGTGTTCTGACTTTTGCTAACCCAACAGATTTTAAAATGCAGATATACATCCAACCAATGTCGAACTCATACCATTTTTGTGTAAATTTGGGATTGGCTCCATCTGCGTGATGATAGGAGTGTAATTCCTCGCCACCGATCCAGATGGCCCATGGAATCAGATTGGTCGAAGTATCGGGTGTTTCAACATTACGATAACCCCACCAGTGTGCCAGTCCATTGATTACACCTGCTGCCCAGAATGGTACCCAGATCATTTGCACTGCCCATATTGCCACTCCCCACCAGCCAAACAAGGCTGTGTTGGCGGCCAACATGATCATGATGCCCCATCGAGAATGTGCAGAATATATGTTGCGTTCAACCCAATCTACAGGAGTACCGTGACTCAGCGAATCGACCATGGCAGTGTCTTGGCTGGCTGAATGGTATAGAACGGCTCCACCAAACAACACACGCCAAATGCCGTAGATCTGTGGTGAATGTGGATCTCCTGCTTGATCGCTCTTTTGATGATGACGTCTGTGTATGGCAACCCATTGACGAGTAACCATGCCAGTTGTGAGCCATAACCAGGCACGCATCACATGAGACACTGCAGGATGAAAGGTCACGCCGCGATGTGCCTGACTGCGATGTAGATACAGGGTCACACAGGCAATGGTCAACTGTGTCACAATCAAGGTATAGATCAACATGTTCATTTACTTTCCTGCTGCCTGTAGGGCTGCGCCTTTGTTGAAACTGGCACTGCGACTGGCAGGCACTGTGCCTTTACGCTTGCTCCAGGCATAGCCAGCACGGTGTCCAGAGCAGTCTCGGGTGCATTGGCTTCCCAAGAAGTTGAGCTCATCAAGTTTGTCTCTGGTCCATTCATCAGGAATCACTCCATGCTTTTCGACAAAAACATCATGTAGTTTTTTGGCCGAGATATTATGTTTGCGAGCAATAGTCTGCATCATATGATCTATGGCATCGTAACTGGTTGGATTTTTGAGATCTCGTTCAAGTGCGTCAACTGCAAATTCTGCTGCTCTCATGATTTACCGCCCACAGGTTTTTCTCCGGTCAGATAAGGAAGACTAAACCACAGTTGAAACCATTCGGGTGTGCCAGGCTGTATGTTTTTTTCTTTTTGAATTTTACTTTTTTCAGCAGCAGTCACTGATATGTTGCTGCCAGCCAATTCTGTAAGATTTCTGGTGTTTCTCAATCCTGCCAGTTGCTGCAAAACAGAGAGTTGTTTAATGGAATCATCGGCACTGAGAACACAATCCTCTGAGGTATCTTGATTGAATTCAGCTGCGGTGATGCGATATTCTCTGGTCATGTGGGTGCGTAAGGATTACGTTTCCAATCACTGTCCGTGGGCAGTTCAGGATAAACAGGATATGGCATTATCTGCATACTCTTATGTCGCGATGCACACGATGCCGGTGATCCCAACTTTTTGTGTAATAGCAGTGCGGTTGCCGTGGTTGGTGATGCCTATAATATACAGGTGGTGCCACATAAACAGGACGAGGTTGCACGTAGTAAGGTTGTGGTTGCACATGATAAGGTTCGGTAATGTAGCAACCGGTCAGAGCCGAGGTCATGGCCAAAATAATTAAAATTCTTTTCATAATTGGGTCCTTTTATCACTTATTTTAACATTGAACAAATTAAAGGTCAAGATTTTTTTGCACGACTGGCAACATTTTGTGCCTGACCTGAACGTTCAGGATCCTTATCTTTGGCACGTTTGCGTCTTACAGCAGATGCTATGGCACTCTTGCCACCTGATGAACGTAGGCTGGCTGCACGACTCTTGCTGAGGCACTTGGGTTTTCCTTCACCGGCCTTGCGATCGCCGCATTTGCCAATTCGCTCACCCTTGGTGTTGTATCTATCCCAACCACCACCGCCGGCACCACCGCCCTTGCCCTTGCCAAACCAGTCACGTAGATCCTCATCAAGGTCTTCGTTCTTGTTACGGCCAGCACAGTGAGCCCGTTGTGAGAAACCGCGAGGACTGGCACAGTTGATTGAGCTCTTGTACTTTCGACTCCACTTCTCAGCAACAAATTCTGCAGCTCTCATGTGTTATTTTTTTGCCTTGTCTGGTGCCTGTATGGGCAGGCTCACAGGATATTGTGCACATGCAGCAGGATCTCCTTGTCCTGCCTCAGTCAAAAACGCAGTGTCAGCAGGCACCTGTCCTGTGGGACAAGAACACACAGCTATGCCATCTTGACCTCGTACACAGTTCCAGCTGAAACAGTTGGAAGACTTGTCTCCTAGATTGAGACTGCTGGCACAGGCCTGTACCACTGCTCGTTTGTTCCAGGGCCATGGATTGAAGTTGTTGGCCTGTTGTGGATAAAACAGCTTGGGTGCAAACAGACTCCACACATGCTGACTGTCTGTTGGCTCGCAGG